CTGTGTAAACACAATGCTTGTGATTGGATTGCCTTAGTTGATGCTTCCACTATTGAAGATTCTGATTACAGAATATCCATGATTCCCCACGATGCTTTCTTTGAGCATCTACTTACTCCAAACAAAAACGGTAATACACCAGACAACATCCGTTGGTCTGAAACCTATAACGAATCTGATAACCTATCAGTAGCAGCAACAAATCTTTTCTTAAAATACGAAGTTTCTATTGACATTATCAAGAATCTTTGATATAATAGTATATTAAATAATGAGGAACCATTGAATGTCAGATCATTTACCACCTTGGACAGATAATCCAAAAGAAGTACCAGAAGTAAGTACGCAGCCAAACCCAGTGTCGGTTGATGTACTACAAGAATGTCTTAGCTTACAATTGAAGAAGGCTAACGATTACCAAAATCCGAACTCAACAGTTCAGCAAGCAGATTATTATCCGAACGGTATTATAACTATCCATGACATTATGCATGCTAAAATGCTACGTATGAAGTCAGTGATGGATGCAATGCAGTCGGATGATTATACCCCGAACTTTGAATCCCTTGAAGATTCAGCAAAAGATTTGATTAACTACTCAAGTTTCTTTGTTGCATATTGTCGTCAAGGTATTAAAGGTCAAGACAAAACTAAAAACGCATTTAACCAATAGGAAATATATAATGAGCAATATAATTTTACCATCAAGTGACGCAGACAAGCAACGTATCCGTGGTTGTATGGAAGAAATGAGTAATTCATATACACGTATGGCAGCAGAACGCGATTTCCAAAAAGAAGCAATTGACGCTTTGGCTGAAGAAGTTGAAATCCCTAAGAGTGTGTTACGTAAAACTGCACGTGCTTTTCATAATCAAGACATCTCAGATCTTATCGGCGAAGTCTCTGATATTGAAGCATTGATGGAATGCATCTAATGAAATGTACGAATGATATCCGAGCAGACTTAATTGAGAAATATCTTGAACAAGATTTTGTCATTGATAAGTCAGGTGCTAAGACTATTGAAGTTCTTGGTGAATCATTTGTTGCTACTGAAGATTGGTTAATCCGTACACCAGCATATAAGTACATCGAACGTGAACTAGAATGGTACAAGTCGCAGTCCTTATATGTTGATGATATTCCTGGAGAGACACCACAGATTTGGAAAGATATATCTTCTGACGAAGGCATGATCAATTCTAATTATGGATGGTGTGTTTTCTCTGAGGAGAACGGTAATCAATATAAACATGTTCTTCGTGAGTTAAGAAACAATCCTAATAGTAGACGTGCAGTTATGTTATATAACAGACCATCTATGCACTTGGATTACAATCGCGATGGTATGAGTGATTTCATGTGTACCTATTCTAATACATTTATGATTAGAGATGGTTGTTTGATTTCCCATTACCTAATGCGTTCTAACGATGCAGTGTTTGGTTATAACAATGATGTAGCTTGGGCTAAGTATGTTCAAGATAAGTTGGCAGCTGATCTTGGTATCCCTTCTGGTGATATCATTTGGACTGCAACTAATCTTCACGTATACGAAAGGCATTTTGGTTTTATTGAAGATCTTATTCGCGATCAACATAAGGTGGTCTGATAGTGTATTCTTACGTTCCAAAGTTTGAAGGTCAAAAGTTCAGTGAACTACGTAAAGACATTGATACTTGGGATAAACGATTCCTAGCCGTGGCAAAAGAAATCTCTACTTGGTCGAAAGATCCTAGCAAAAAGATTGGTGCAATTATTGTTAAAGATAAGCGTATCCTTGCTACAGGCTATAATGGTTTTCCTAAAGGTATTGATGACAGTCAAGAGCGTTATGACGACAGGGAAGTTAAGTACGAGTTAGTTGTACACGCTGAAATGAACGCAATCTATAATGCTACCTTTAATGGAGTATCTTGTAAAGGTGCAACGTTATATGTTTATGGATTGCCGGTTTGTTCTGAGTGTGCCAAGGGAATCGTTCAAACAGGCATAAATAGAATTGTAATGGACGCAACGGATGTTCCACAAAGATGGATAGATTCGTTTGACAAAACTAAAAGTATGTTTGACGAGGTTGGGTTATCTTGGAGTTTAACTGTTGATTAAGAAAGTTGTTATATTTACAAACTTTAGAACTGCTAGTACTTCCTTTACGTTATTGAAATCTGAAGAGTATGATTTACCATACGGAGCAGAACTGTTTAGTCACGAAAGGCAATCAGCAGTAGGCAGGATTCCTACTAGGCATTCTCTACAGAGAGATTACAGAATCCATCAGTACGAACTACTCGACTTGATTCAAAGTAAAGAGAATCTTATTTCTGAACTTTATAAAGATAACACTGAAATATGTTTTAAAGTAATGCCAACGCAAGTAGCAACTGTTCAAGATAGTATTAGAATTGCTGAGGCTTGTGATAAGGTTTACTTTTTATATAGTAGAGACTTTATTAGAACCGTTAAGAGTTGGATTACTGTTAGAGTACATGGTGGATTTGGCAAGACTGGTTTTCTTGCACCAGCTCGTAGTTTCTCTGATGAGAAAATCAAACAGCTCCACCTTGGACGCCACGGTCTTGATGAAACTTACAAAGTTGATATGAATCCTAACCACCCTGCACTTACAGGCGAACTAGGTCCAGTAACGATTCATAAGCTTCGTCAAAACATTATAGATAACTATGAACGAATGGCAGAATTGTATCATACTATCGGTGGCGAACTAATCTGTAAGGAAGAGTACTTTAGTGGTGATAGATTCAATCCTTACAATAAAGAAGTAAACTGGACTGAAGATCCTAATATTGAAGATTATGATGTTGAATCACTATTTACTATTGACAAGCACAGAGAAGTTTGATATAATAGATTTTTATTTGGAGTAATACCATGAGTAAAGCAAAACAAGAACTAATCGAATCATACGACCGGCTCGAGAAATCATTTAACAGAGTCATGCTTAAATTTGACGAAGTGGATCAATCGTTTGATAATACAGAAAGACTAATGATAGGTCTGTACGTGTTGATTCCAACTGTCGCAATATTGAGTTGGTTCTTCTGATGTTTAATAAAAGAATAGTAATTGACTTTGACGATACTCTTGCGTTTACTACAGATAGGAATTGGGCTGATGCAGCTCCAAACGTTGAGCTAATCGAAAAGTGTAATAGGCTGCATGACTCAGGTTGGACGATAGATATCTTTACAGCTCGTGGTTCTATTTCGTGTACTACTCGAGCGCATGCTGAAGGCAAGTATGGTCCACAGATTCGCGAATGGCTTGTAAAGCATAACGTTAAGTACAACCTGCTAAGTTTTGATAAACCACTAGCAGCCTATTACATCGATGATAAAGGTATTTCACCAGAGTTATTTTTGGATACTGATATCCGCGATCTTGAAGGTGGTCTATCCGGTTCTGATATCTTTACTGATGGTCAACTTGTACACAAGACTGATACTAATTCGCATGAAGCTGCTGCTTGGTTAAAGTATGCTATGATTAACAATATTAATGTTCCTAAAGTAGAACGTGTTGTTGGTGATACGATTACAATGGAATACATTACTGCAGATCATAGTTACTTTGAGAACAATCCTTATAAGGCAATTGCATTAATTCAGGAAACGATTGAATCAATGGAAAAGGTTGAGGAACCAAACAAAGAGTTAACGTTTGATGATTACATAGGTCGAATCGTTGGTCATGTAAAAGCAGCTAATCTTTGCATGTTTGATGATATAGCAGAACGTCTTACAACTCTGCATCTTAAACCTAGCTTCAGCCATGGAGATTTTGGTATTAAGAATATGTTGTTCTACGAATACGCAGAAGGTCCTGAGCTTTGTCTTATTGATCCTATCCCAGCATGTTTTGGTAATAAAGAACTGGATATAGCAAAGTTTATCGCAAGTTTGATTATTAACAAGTATTCGTTTAAACATCAGGAACTAGCAATAAAGACTCTTTGTGTATATAATGAATTACGCATTAAGGAAATTTGGTTATTGGTAGCATCTGAGATTATCAGAGTATATAAGTACCATACAGATAAAGACTTCATTATTCAGTGTGTTAATGATATTCTGCCGGAGATTGATTAATGTTTTTAGATAGAAAGAAATTACCAAAAGATTACAAGATTGGTTTTACGTGTTCAACGTTTGATCTGTTTCATGCAGGTCATATCGTTATGTTACAGGAAGCTAAAGGTCTATGTGATTATTTGATTGTTGGATTACTTGTTGACCCAACCGTAGACCGTCCTGACAGTAAGAACGCGCCTGTTCAGACACCTTTTGAAAGATACATACAGGTATCCTCTTGTAAATATGTAGACGAGGTAATGCCTTTCTCGACTGAGCAAGAATTGGTTGATATGATCTTAACTATCAATCCTGACATCAGAATCGTTGGCGAAGAATATAAAGACGTCGAGCATACAGGTAAAGGTTTATGTCCAACTCATTATAATCGCAGAAGACATTCTTTCAGTTCAACTGAGCTCAGACAGCGTGTAGTAAATGCGGTCAAATTACATAAATAACATTACAGAACGGATTAAATTTATATTATGAAAAACATTGGTTTCGCAAAGATCGGTAAGTCGGTCAAATTCAAACGCAATCGCTTCTCTCCTATTGGTGGAGACAACGAACCGTCTACAGTATTAATCTCATTAGCAAACAACAACCCAGACAAGACCTTCTATATTGTTGGTCGTTCGGATTTCAGTACTCTAAATGAAGCTGAAGCATTGGATCTATTCCCATACGATAACGTGATTGATATTTGGAAAGGTATTAAGAACACCGGTCCAGACTTCTATCGTCATGTTATTAATTACTTTGGTCAGAAAGGATTTCAATTAGACTATACTGTTATGATGGTAGGTCAGGTTGGAACAGTTACTATTCCTGATAAGATTCTCAAAGTACGTGATGCAGATGGTAAGTGCGCAGCTGTTATTGATATGACTCGTAATTATACTTCTCCAATTGCTATTTGGTTGAACGAAGTAAAACCTCCTTACGTTGAAATCGTTAATGATCCACGATATGTAATGAATCAGTCGAGAGATATATTCCATCTGCCTGCTACTTCTATTGGTCAATATGATTACGAATACACTAATAATGTTATTAAGAGTTACGAAGATCAAACACGAGCTATAAGAACTGTTCCTTCAACGTATCAAGGTATGGAAACTTGTTTCTGTATTAACTATGAATATAAGGAAGAGTTCAATTTAGATCGCAAGATACCTTTTATGGTTATATTGAATGAAGCTAAACCTTCAAGATATAAGCTATTAAAGGAATGGGTACTTGACGATATTCAAGACGTTGAGATCTATGGTAAATGGGAACACGAAGCAACTGAAACAGATACACGCTTCAAAGGTTCTGTCCACCTAGATGACGTTATGGATAAAATGAACAATGTTAAATTTACTTTTATTATTCCAATCGCAAAAGGTTGGGTAACTTCTAAGTATATTGAAATGATCCATGCTGGTGTAATTCCATTCTTACATCCAACATACGATGAGCAAGGTCACTTGCCAATTCCTGAATTCTTACGACCTAAGACTCCACAGGAATTAAGAGCAAGAATGGAACGGCTACTAAATAATGAAGAAGAATATCAAACTGTTATTAAAGGATTGCGTAAGTTAATTTGTACTCCTGAAGTATATGATGGAACTTTTTTAAACAATAAAATAATGACAGCTATGGATGCTGATTACGTCGCACCAGATGTATCAGGCTATGAAGTTAAAGTAGCTGCAACACTTGAGGATTTTTTCGGATGAGTAAAAGAGAAATAACGTGGGCTCCACTGATACCATTAATTGGTGGTCAGATGTTAGGAGCAGAAAAAGCATTTGGTAAACCACCAGCTGCAATCTATTCTTATGATGGATTTCAAGACAATGATAGCCACTATGTTAACTATCAACAAAACACTTTAGGTAGAAAGGATATACCTTATATTCTATTAGGCGATGATAATAGTCAAGTCACTCAAGTAGATGTAGTATCAGGTACTCCACCTTGTGCCGCACTGTCTCAATTAAATACTGGCACATCTGTTGAATCAAAAGGCGCAGGATGTGCTAAGAACGAATGGATGTATAAAGTATTTGAAGATGGCATTGATATTCTTGGAGCTAAGGTTGTTATCGTTGAGAATGCTCCTGCGTTGTTTACAAATAAAGGTCGTCCAGTTGCGAATAACCTTTATAAAATATGCGCTGAGAGAGGTTACTCTCTGACCCTGTACAAAACATCAACTAGGTTTCATGGTGTACCACAGGGACGCGACAGGTCTTTTGCGATCGGTTGGAAGTCAGAGTCTGCACCTGTAATGAATTGGTATAATAGACCACGAAAGAATTTTGCAGAGTACCTTCGGGAAATTCCAGTTGACGCTTTACATCAAGATATTATCATTAACAAGAACGTTCCTGATGAACCTTACTACAATTTTATTAAAACTAAAATAGCAGCTGATACTACTATTCGTGAGTTAATGATTGAAGAAGGCGTTAAGACTACTCTGAACTACGTAAACAAAAAAGGTTGGATGAAAGAAGCTAACGAATGGTTCCATAAAACTGGTAATGAGAAAGGCGTTAAATACTCAGATCATGCTATGATGAAGTACGCAGACGGTAAAGGCGTATGGGATGGTTCAGTACATGTGTTTGGTGAATATATGAATGCTGTTATTGGTCGTAACATGGTTGATACAATTCATCCTGAAGAAGAACGATCCTTGACTATTCGAGAAGCTATGCATATGATGGGATTCCCTGAAGATTTTGAATTACTTCATGGTTTAAAGAAGATGAACCATATTGCTCAGAATTGTCCAGTTCCTACGTCGAGAGACATGCATCTTGAGATTCAGAAGTTCCTTAACGAAGAGTTAGATCTATCTGATACTACTTATATGCGACAGAACAATTTTAAACAATTATTAGAGCTGGATCCTAATGGTAAAGATACTACACCAAATCTTGAAGATTTCTTTCAATAAACCATTGACATATGCGACAAACTGTTGTATAATAGTATTTAATAATTAGGAACAATAGAATGCGAACAGATTTAATCTTTGATTTTGAAACGATGGGACAGGACGTAAATGATTGCGCTGTCATTGATGTATCAGTAATGGTATTTAATTGGGAGAAGATGGTCTCTGACGATCCTTACACCTTAGCTGATATATCTCGATGTAAAAAGTTTAAGCTTAGTGTTAAAGAACAGGTTCAAGATTATGGTTGGAAAATCAATGAATCTACTTTAAAGTTCTGGTCTGAGCAGAGTAAAGAAGTAAGGGCAAATATTGCTCCTAAGACTTCTGATCTGTCTGTTGCTGATTTTGTTAAACAGTTCACTGACTTTTTGATTGAAGGTCCTAAGATCAAGTATTGGTGGTCAAGGTCTAATACCTTTGATCCTATTATTCTTGATAGGCTATTTCAGTCTCAAGGTAAGTTAGCGCACATGCAGCAACACCTTAAGTTTTGGTCAGTACGAGATACAAGAACTTATATTGATGCTAAGTTTGATTTTAATATAAAGAAGAACGGATTCGCTCCTTGTGCAAATGATGAGAAGTGGGATTCAGTATTTAAAGCTCATGATAGCTCATGGGATATATTAGCTGATGTTCTTAGACTACAATCAATTCAACGAGCAGAAAACGATTTGGAGCAAATTACAGTATGAAGCTTGAAGTAAAAACTGAAGAACTACAAAAGCAAAAGTTGTTCATCGGTACACCTATGTATGGTGGTCAGTGTGCAGGCATATATACTAAGTCAACTAATGATTTAAGTATGTTATGTTCTGCGCATAAAATCCCGATGAAGTATTACTTTCTATTTAATGAGAGTTTAGTTCAAAGAGCAAGAAACTATATCGTAGATGAATTCATGCGATCTGATTGTACTCATCTGTTGTTTATTGATGCTGACATTGGTTTTGATCCTAGAGACGCGTTAGCGTTGATGGCATTACAAATATCAGACCCAGAGAAATACGATATTGTATGTGGTCCTTATCCTAAGAAGACAATTGCTTGGGAAAAAGTAGCACGTGCAGCTCAGGCAGGAATTGGAGTAGATAATCCTTTTGATCTTGAGCAGTATACGTCAGATTTTGTTTTTAATCCAGTTGCTGGAATAAAACAATTTAAACTCTCAGAGCCAGTTGAGGTTGCCGAAGGTGGTACAGGTTTCATGCTGATAACTAAGGATGCGCTATTAAAATATAAAGAAGCTTATCCAGAGTTGTCGTATAAACCAGACCACGTTCGTACAGATAACTTTGACGGATCTCGAGAAATACATGCCTACTTTGATTGTGTCATTGACCCTGAATCGAAAAGGTATCTATCTGAAGACTACTTCTTCTGCAAGATGGCTCGTAAAGCTGATCTTAAAGTATGGATGTGTCCTTGGATGAAACTGAATCATGTTGGATCTTATATTTTTAAAGGCAACATGGGAACCTTAGGTCAAATTGGTGCATCTGCTACGGCTGATAAAGAATCTAGTAAAAAGTCTTATAAAACCATTGACAAGTCTTAACAACTGTTGTATAATAGTACCACTAATTACAAAACAAACCGGAGAACATCTACACTATGAAATTTTCTAACGAAACCTTGACGGTCCTAAAATCGTTTACTTCTATTAACAAGTCTATCTTGCTAAAAGCTGGTAATCAAATTAAGACTATAACTCCAGAAAAGACTCTGATCGCAATGGCAGATATCACTGATACAATTCCATCAGATGCATGTATCTACGATCTATCAAGATTCTTATCAATTTTATCTCTATATAATGATCCCGACGTGGAATTTATGGATAAATATTTTATTATCTCAGAAGGCAAGCGACGTACCAAGTATGTCTATGCCGACCTTTCGATGATTCATACACCACCAGAAAAGGAAATCACAATCCCAACTGCTGATGTAACTGTTACGGTTACTGGTGAAGAATTATCGACTGTGCAGAAAGCTGCAGGAGTATTACAATTCTCTGAAATTGCATTTGTAGGCGAAGGCGGCAAATGTTATCTAAGAGCTATCGACAGTGCCAACAGCAACGCAGATGACTTTGGCGTTGAAATTGGAGAAACTGCCGATACGTTTAACATTATCATTAAAACTGATAATCTTAAACTAATGCCAATGGATTACGAAGTTACTCTTTGTTCAAAAGGTATCTCGCAATTCAAAGGAAAAGGTGTCACGTACTTCGTGGCAATTGATTCAAAGTCGACTTATAAGAAAGGTGAATAGTATGATGGACCAAGCACAACAGCAGGGACAGCAAGAAGAAGAAGTAGTAATTAACATTGGCGATTTGTCAACATTGCTACAGGTAATTGATGTAGTCTCTACCCGTGGTGGATTCCAAGGTCAAGAACTAGCAGGTATTGGTATGTTACGTAATAAACTCGAAGCATATCTAAAACAAAATACTCCTCAACAAGGACAGGGCGATAGCTCTGTCGGCGAGCAGGCAGTAGGCGTTGATACCGCAGGTGCTGGTGAATTGGCTGGCAAGCTTGTTGACTAATTAGTTAACACAAATGCTTCTCGAGAAGCGGGGTTCAGTCGTTCTGATTGTTTCCCCGCGTTTTCGAACTTTTTTTATTATTATTATATTATGGTGTTAAATTATGACTGTGCAAGCTAAAATGAATGAAGCGCTTTGGGTAGAAAAGTATCGCCCACAACTTATTGAAGACACAATCCTCCCAGATCAAATGAAAGAATCGTTTCGCAAGTTTGTTAAAGACGGTTCAGTTCCAAATCTATTATTAACTGGTGGCCCAGGTGTAGGTAAGACAACCGTTGCTAAGGCAATGCTCGAAGAATTAGGTTGTGACTACATTGTAAAGAACGGTTCCCTTAACGTTAATATTGATACCCTCCGATATGACATCTCTACTTTTGCATCTGCAGTATCTCTAACAGGTACTGGTCGTAAGTATGTTATATTCGATGAAGCAGATTATCTTAACGCTGCTAATGTTCAACCAGCTCTACGTAACTTTATTGAAGAGTATTCTTCTAACTGTGGATTTATCTTTACTTGTAATTTCAAGAATCGTATTATCAG